TCAGACATTGATCACCATCCTTGCATAGGGCCCCGGACCGAAAGTCTCGGACAGTTGGGCAATCTCGACCGCGAAATCCCCACCGGATCGCGCGGCATTCCATTGCTCGGCGGGCACTGTCCATTGCGGTTCGCCGACCAGCGCCTCGGCCAGGATCGTCCCGTCCCGTGTCAGGCGGGCCGAATATTGCTCGCGCGCCTCGCCCAGCGGCACATCCGGCCCTTCCCAGCTATCGCCCGCTATCCGCGTGCGCCGGATCCAGGTGATCCGGCTCCCCGAGAGCGAAAGGTGACAGGGCGACAGCGGCCGCAGCCCCGCGCCGCGAAACGCAGCCGAAACGGCCCGATAGCTCGGATCGTCCGGGGCGCGCATGGCCGGACCGATACGCCAGTGCCGCATCTGGTTGCGCGCATCCGGGGCCAGATCGACTTGCTCGCCCGCACCGTCCAGCAGGACCACCGTGCTGCCCGAGGGCCAGACCTCCGGGATGAAGGCATCCGTTCCCGCCTGCCCCCGCAGCCTCGTGGCGATTTCCCAGATGCCCGGCGCCACCAGTCGCGCATCGCGGAACTGCAAAAGCTCCCATCCCTCGGCCGAGCCATCCCCGATCGCCAGCAGGTTCGCGCCGCTCAGTAGGGCCGTCTGGCTGACCGACTGGATCCCACCGCCCTTGAGGCGCAGTCGCAGCGGCGGGCCCAGATCCCACAGCCCCGGCCGCGCCCGGCTGAGCGGCTCCAGCGTCACCCCCATGACCGAGGGGCTGCGAACGGTGATATTGCGAACGTATCCTCCGCTGGCCTCCGGCGCGACCCAGACCGCGGCGCTGCCCGGCCAAGGCGTGGCCGAGACCGCCAGATGCGGCGCATGCGGTACCTCGTCGCCGCGCAACAGGGGCAGGTCCAGGAAAACCGGCCAGACCGGAATGGGAGGGACGAAGCGGCGCGGCGTGCTGTCCTCCTCCGAGTCCGGCGCGGGTCGATAATTGCCCGGCTCGACGCGCACCGCCTCGATACTCAATGCTCCCGCACGCTCGACGCGATCGATGCGCCAGCGCCGTGCCGGACCATCCTGATCGGCCAGTTCCACCACATCCCCCGGCCCAAGCCGACCCAGCGATAGCGGCACCGCGAATCGTACGGTTTCGCGCGAGGTCAGTTGCTCGGACAACCAGCGATCGACCATCGCGCGCCCCTCTGCCGGGGTCAGCAACATCGGCAGATCGGTGTCTGTGGCGGTCTGGAACTCTGCACCTTCGGCGATGGTCTCGGCCGTGCGCGTCGTATAGTCGCCCCCCGCCTCGACATGGCTGAGGCGGATGCGTCCGGCAAGCTCTGCTTCCGCCGCGCGGACGACCTCCACACCCTCGACTTCGGCGGAGATCGCCATGTCCTTGTCGCCCAGCCTTGCCCCGATCAGCCCGTCCCGCATGAGAAACCGCAGCACCCCGTCACGCTCGACCGCATCGAAGCCATGCGCAAGCATCAGGGGTTGCAGGGCCGCGCGCGCGCTTTCCGCGCCCCCGACCGTATAGCCTCGGATCAGTCCCGAGAGGCCTTCGACATCGATTGCCTCCACGCCCGCATCGCGGCAGATCTCGGCCACGACATCTGCCAGAGGCACGGCGGCGGCACGGCCATTCAGCCAGTGACCCCGCTCCCATGCCGGCCCGTCGGACCACAAGTCCTGCCGGGCGGGAAATGCCGGATAGGGCCGGGCATCCCAGCACCAGACATGGGCGCGGTCCATCTCGACCATCCGACCCGCAGCCATCCGCCCGGACGCCTTGCGCGCGGGATTGTTGGCATTGTTGCCCCAGTAATCGGTCATCGCCCGGACATAGGCGGCCTGCATCACGTCATCGCGTCGCCCCGTCGAATACCAGGGCAGCGCCGCTTCCGAGCTGAACGCGTCAAGGAACTTGTTCGGCTGGTTCGCCGCCTTGTCCAGCGCCGCGCAACCCATCTCGGTGAACCAGACCTGCTTCGAGCCAGGCACCCAGGCCGTCGCTTCCGCCATGCGCTCGCCGCCGATACGCTCGTGATGCGCGTTCTGCCACCAGCCGCGAATGTCCTTGTAGCGCCAGATCCAATGCTCGTGATGCAGGCCGTCGCGGATGGGACTGCGGCGCTGCGCGTCGCGATCCTCGTCGCTGGCATAATACCAGTCGAAGCCCTCGCCCCCGGCGACGTTACCGCGCAGATAGGCCGGGTTGTCGATCCGTTTCCAGCTCGCGTCGAGGTGATCCTCCCCCTCCCGCCAATCGGACAGCGGCATGTAATTGTCGATGCCGATGAAGTCGATGTTGTCGTCCGCCCAGAGCGGATCGAGGTGAAAATACACATCACCGTTCCCCGGCTGATAGCCGAAATACTCCGACCAGTCGGCGGCATAGCCGATCCTGACCGCATCCCCCAGAATGGCGCGCACGTCCGCCGCCAGCCGCCGCAATTCCTCGACCGCAGGGAATCTGCGGCCAACTCCACGGATCTGCGTAAGCCCGACCATCTCCGAGCCGATGAGGAAGGAATCGATCCCGCCCGCCACCACGCAAAGATGCGCGTAATGCAGGATGAACCGGCGATAGGACCACTCTTCGGGCCCGGAATAGCGGATGACCCCGTCCGAAATGGAGAAATCTTCCGCCCTCGCTTCGCCGAAAAAGCGGGAAACCTCCGCCTCCACCTGCGCCGTCCCGACCGGGCTGCCGCTCCGCCCGGCGGCGATGCTGGCCGTGATGCGACCGCGCCAGGGCATGATCGGCTGATGCTCGGCGCCGCTCCAGGGATCACGCCTCCCGTTTCCGGCCAGTTGCTCCATCAGGATGAAGGGGTAGAAGACCGCCTTCCGGCCGCTCGCGGCGATTTCCCGCAGCGCCTCGACGACCGAGCCGTCCGAGGGCGTGCCGCCATAGACCGGCCGTCCGTCGATGCGCGCGACCTCGGCAGCCTCATCCCGCCCGATACCTCCGGCCCGCCAAGGCATTTCCTGCCCGTCCCGCGTGACATCCTCGACCTTCGGGGAAATCCTGCACACGCCTGCCCGCAGATCGTCACCGAACCAGGACACGACCAGCGAGACGGACCCGACGGCGGGCAGTTCCCGCCCGAGGATCCGCATCGACGCCTGAAAATCGCTGGCGGCGATCGGTGTGTTGCGGTTGATGACCTGCGTTTCCCCCAGACCGAAATCATAGCTGACCGGAGTCGTGGCAAGCGAATACTCCCCCGTCCCCGGAATCATCGCCACCGCCCTCACCTGCCGCGACAATCCCCTGCCGCTGCTGGCCCTCCGCGTGACTTCGAACGTAAGCTGGGGCACCCGATTGCCCCAACGGTCCAGCGCGAGTTCTTCCAGAACGACATAGGCCGTGCCGCGATAGGCGGGGGCATCCTCGCCTTCCTGCGCGACGATCGCGGGGTCGGGCAGTTGCTCCTCGCCACCGGCATAGACGCGCATGTTCAGATCGTCCGGCGAAACCTCCTCGCCATCGGCCCAGACCCGCCCGACACCCAGGATCGGCCCCTCGCAAACGGCCAGCGCAAAGCTCAGCCGATAGCCGATCTCGGCGACAGAGGGCTGGGTTCCCTTGCCGCCGCCCTGTTTCCGCCGCGTCTCGACCAGCGGCCCGGCCCAGATGACATGGCCCGGCAGGCGCATCTGGCCCCAGAGGCGCGGAATGGGCGTGCCTTCGCCTGCCGTCTGCAAGCGCAGCCGATCGACCCGCCCCGTCTCGACCGCCTTCGAGCCTGACCCCAGAAGCCGCTGGTCCAGCATCCGCCCCACCCCGGCGCCAACGGCGCGGCCAATGACCGCACCCGACAACCCAAAGACAGTGCCGCCAAAGCCCGCGCCCAAAGAAGCACCTGCCGCCGCAAGCAATATCGTCGCCATCCTGACAATCCTCGTTCAGCGCGTTGTGGGGAAACGGAAGCGGCCCGCGATCCTCGCCCGCCACGGCAGAGACAGCGGACTCTCGACCACGCCATGCCGGTCATAGGCATGGATGAAACTCGCCTCCGCGCCGGTTCCTGCCTGTATGCCCATGTGCTTGGCGATCGCGCCGGGGCGCATCCGAAAGATTAGCACGTCGCCCGCCGCCTCGACATCGGCGGGCCGCAGATGGTGAAGCGCTCCACCGATCAACAACTCCACCGCCCCGGCCTCGCCCCAATCAGGGGTGTATGCGGGCATCACCGCGGGCTCATCGCCGCAGAACTCGCGCCAGAGCCCCCGGACGAGGCCCAGACAATCCGTCCCCGCGCCCTTCACCGAGGCCTGATGGACATAGGGCGTCCCGATCCAGTCCCGCGCCGCCGCGACGATACGCTCGCTCATCGGTTCACCTTCGGTGCGATCAGCCAGTCTTCCGGCGGCAGATGCGGAAAACCCCTGAAGTTCGGGAAGTTCAGAAACTTCAGCCGGCAAGTCTCGGCGCGCCTGTCGCAACCGGCGAGCAGGCGAACCCGATCGCCCGCCGTCGGATGCAACGCAAGTCCCGACCACAACTCTACCCGGCGGCGGTTCTCCGGCATGGCAAGATCCGCCTTGATCAGGGCGCGCAAACCCTCGGCGGGACCGGACAGAACGACCAGCTCGCCGCGCTCGAACCAGCGGTTGTCCTGACCCGCGATCCCGCCCAGTTGGAAGCTCTGCCCCTCGTCATGGGACTGGATCACGCCCTCGGCCCAGTAGCCCGCGGCCTCGCGGTCAAAGCGGCATTTCGCATCGCCCAGTTCCGCCGAGCAGCGGCGATGGTAAACCCGCCCCTGCACGCGGTTCAACGGTTCGGACAGACCGCGCAACTCCGCCCGGAATGCGGCGCCGCGACGGCTCGTCTCGCCAAGATGGCCGCGAAAGATCAACGCGCGGCTGGCGGTGTCGGTCCAGTCGACCTCCCACAGACGCACCTCCGCGCCATCCCAGCGGCCGGCCATCAGGTCGGTTTCGGTGATCGCATCATCCGAAAGCGCACCCGCGACCTCGGAATTGTCCACCGACAGGCCCGAGGCCTGCACCACGCTTCCCGCGACAAGACCGCTCTCGGGCCGAAAGGCGATCCCCTCGAACTCCAGAACTGCGTCGTGATCAGTAAAGCCCAGCACCATCCCGTCGCGCCGGCTCACCGCCCAGGCGCGGGCAATCGTCTCACCCTTCACAGCCGCACCTCGATCACGGGAACCTGCGGCAACTCGCCCGCCTGAAAGGACGAGACGGACACCGCGATCCGGTCGGTGTCGAACCTGACCGGGACGTCAAACTCGAAACCCGCCGTCACATCCGCGCCGCCCGGCGGTGGGACCGCAAAGACGATCCGTCCCGCGGCGGTATCAACGGTGAAATCCTGCTCCTCTCGCAACTCGACCTTGCCGACGGCGGCACAGACGGTTCCGGTGACGGGCTTCAGGATCGGGCGCCAATAGCGAGCCGGCCCGGATTGATAGGATTTGCGTAACTGAAACTCGGTGCGTTCGCCATCGCCCCGGCCAAGGCTCTGGTCCAGCGCCGCGACCTCGCGACTCGGGGCCGAGGTCTTGTAGTCGGCCCAGTCCTTCCACCGAAACCCGTGCAACTGGCCCGCCCGCGCCTCGAAAAACGCGATCAGCCCCGCCACATCGTCCAGCGAGCGCAGGCCCATCCCCGCATCATAATGCCGCCGGGAATGCGCCCAGGGGCTGCTGCGCTCCTCGTGGCCGTTGGTCATGGCGACGATCTCGGTCCGCCGCTCGGGCCCGCCGACAGCGCCGAACGAAAGGTTCGCGGGGAACCTCACCTCATGGAATGCCATGGTTCACCTGTTCCTTTCACCCTGCGCCAGCACGCGGCCCATCTGCGCGGCGATCTGGCTTTGCGAGCGTTGGAAGCCCGCGACATCCGGCGTCGAGACGTTGAAGGTCACGTTCACGGCGCGCCCACCCCCGGCCGCCGCGACACCAAGGCGGCCATCCGCGCCGCGCGTCAGCGGCATGATCGCCTCGGCTCCGGCCTCGCCCATCAGCCCGGTCGCGCCGCGCATCGGGAAATAGGTTGGCTGGCTCACGACGCCGCCCTTGGCAAAGGGCATCACCCGCCCCTGCGTGAAGGCCCCGCCATCGGCAAAGGGCAACACCCCCGACACGAGGCCGTTCACGCCCTGCGAAATCGCCCCCGACAGAGCTTGCTGCACCGGGCGCATCGCGATCGAGAAGGCGGTGTCGACCAGCCCGCGACCGACAACCTTCAGCGCATCGCTGAGCTTCATGCCGTCCAGCGCGAGACCGGCGAAGGCCCGGCGCAACCCGCTGCCGACGCCATTGCTCAGCGTCCCGACCTCGCGGCTGGTATAAAGCATCGTCTCGCGCAGCTTGCTCAGCTCCGCGTCCAGACTGGCCGTGGCGGACGCGGCCTCGCCCCCACCAGCGCCGCTGTCATCCGGCCAGTCAATATCGTCCTCGCGCGCCACTGGCACCTCCTGTGATTTCCGTTCTCAGCCGACCCCGGGCGGGGCGTCCGGATAGCGCGCGGCAAGCTCGGCCAGCCGGTTGCGGGTCATGCCGCCCGCGCCCGCCTCGATCCCCAGCATCAGCGCCAGTTCGGCGGGGGTCAGGGTCCAGAACTGCGCGGGCGTCAGCCCCAGCCCGCCCAGTCGCGGCGGGCCGGTGCCGACTTTCAGCAGCCCCGGCCAATCCAGCCCCGGCCGTCTCATGCCCCCTCGATGCGGAAGGCACGGGCCAGAAGCCGGGCGGCCAGCTCGGCCGCCTCGGCGGGACCGGCCTCGATCCCGGCCAGACATTCCGCGCTGTGGCCGCTCCAGCCGCCACCCCTGAGGCCCGCGACCAGAACCGCCCCGATGTCGCGGGCCGAAAAGCGCCCGCCCTCGAAGCGTTCGATGAGCGCGATCATGCTTTCGTCCCCCAACTCGCCCTCCAGCTCGGCGAGGGCGGCCAGCGTCAGCCTTGCGGGATAGGCCCTGCCGCGCATGCGGATCGCCACCTCGCCCGCCCAGGGATTGGTCCCGCGCTCACAACGCGACGAAGCTGAGCGCGCCGGCGCTTGCCAGGGAAATCTCATAGCTTGCCTCGCCATTGTAGCTGCCGGAATATTCCAGGCTGGTGATCTGGAACGGACCCTCGACATTGCCGAAATCCGGTATCACCACCTGAAAGCGGGGCACTTCCCCGTCGAAGAACACCTGCCGCGCGCGCTCGTCGCTGGCGCCGTCGCGAAACACCCCCGAACCCGAGATCGTGGCCGAGCGCACGCCCGCGCCCCCCAGCAACTCGCGCCAGCGGCCCTCGCTTTCAAGGCTGGTGACATCCACCGTCTCGGCATTGAACGCGATCCGCGTCGCCCTCAGGCCGGCAATGGTCTCAAACTGGCCGTCTCCGGTCATGTCCAGCTTGATCAGAAGGTCGCGTCCCATCTGGACCGCCATATCCTAGCTCCTCATCCCAAGGTCGATGCGCGCGCGAAAGGTCAGATCGACCCGCCGCCGCGCGCCATTTTCAATCCGCCGCGACCGTGATCGCAGGAACCACAGGCCGACCAGCCCACCCTGCCCGGGCGCCAGATCGGCGGCCTCCAGCGCATCGCAGACCGCGGCGGCGGCGGCCTTCACCCCGGCAAAGCCGCTGCCCCCGGCACCCGAGATGACCGAGACGGTGAAGTCATGGACCGACCCGCCGCCGGTCATGTCGCCGGCATCGCGCACATCCTCCGCGCCCAGCGCCACATGGACCCCGGCCGGAGGCGTCACCGGAGCCGCGTCGAAGATCGCGTCACCGACAAGCCGCGCCAGCGCGTCATTGCCGCTCAGCGCCGCATAGACCGCTTCCTGCAGGGCGAGCGCCGCTTTCATGCTCATTCTGCCGCCTCCTCCCTTGCGAGGCACAGCAGGTAGCGCCCGGCCGGATCCAGTTCGGCAACCGACTGGATCAGGAAGCGCCGCGCCCCCGCCATGCTCAGCCTCTGGCCCGCGCGCGGGCGGCGGGGGTCGCCGGGGGTGGCCGCCCTGACGACGATCCGCCAGGTCACGGTGCTTTGGACACCCACCCCCGATACCCTCTCGCCGCCCACGCCGGACCGCATTTCGGCCCAGATCCGGCCCGCACGCTGCCATGACAGCCGGATGCCGCCGGCGCCATCGGGCTCCGAAAGCGGCAGTTCCAGTTCCAGCGGCACATCCAGCCGCGGCAGCCTCATGCCCGACCGCGACATGCGCCCCGCCCCCCAAGGATACGGACCGCCCGCCAACGCTCGAGCAGCGCGCTGACGCCAAAGGGGATCGCGGCCTCGGTCCCCTCGAAGCTGCGATCCTCGTGATAGCGGGCCGCCAGCAGCAGCACCGCCTGCGCCAGATCGGCCGGCAGCGCCGACCATGCAGGCCCGAACCCGGCCGAAAAGGTGATCACCGCCGCGCCGCCCTCGGGGATCGGGGGCAGGTAGCCCGCCCTTCCCCGCAACAGGGGCCGGTGAAGGTCGGAAACCAACCGCCATGACCCCGCTGCAAGCGCCGTGGCCGCACCCGCGGCATCCTCGATCTCGACCGCCTCGACCGCGGCGACGGGCGCCAGCGGCAAGGGCTGGGCATCATCCTCGCGCCAACCCTCCAGCCGCAGGCGAAAGCGCCGCGCCAGCAGCACCTTCCCCGTCCGTGCCTCGATGGTCGCGATCGCGGCCCGCAGATAACCGGCGAGGGCGACCGCCTCCGCCTCGTCCTCGGCGATCTCGAAACCCGTCCCCAGCCGCAGATGGGCCCTCAGACCCGCGACCGGCAGCGCCTCGGACGAAGGCGCCGTCAACTCCACAAGCATCATGCCAGATCCTTCCGTCGGCTTGTCGCCGCAAAAATCGTCGGCGCGTTCGCCGCAAATGCTTTAGGTAAACCGGGGCCGCGCGGGCCGCCGTCGCGCGCGCGGACAGTGGCTGCCGGTCAGGCGGAATGTTCCGCGCGGCCCCGCTTCGGCCCGGATCAGCCGAAGACCATCACCTTGATGGCGCGCGCATCGGTCACGCCGCCGCCCACGCGCTTGGTGGCATAGAACAGCACATGCGGCTTGGCCGAGAAGGGATCGCGCAGCACCCGCAGATCAGGGCGCTCGACGATGGTATAGCCCGACTTGAAGTCCCCGAATGCGATCGAGGCCGAGCCATTGGCGATGTCGGGCATGTCCTCACACAGCAGGACCGGATAGCCCAGCAGTTGCGGCGGCTGGCCCATCGCCAGCGAATCCGCCCAGAGGAACCGGCCATCGGTGTCGCGCATCTTGCGCACCGCCGCCGCGGTTTTCGAGTTCATCACGAAGCTCGCATTCGCCCGGAACTGCGCGCTCAGCGCATAGACAAGGTCGATCAGCGCATTAGCCGGATTCGAGGCCGCGAAATCCCCCGTCGCGCCCGAGGCGATCGTCCCGATCTGCACATTCGTCGCCGAGGCATTCGCGGCACGCGCATGGGCAAGGAAGCCCTTCGGCTTGTTGACGCCATCGCCGTTGATGAAGGCACTGGCCTCGGCGCGGGCGAATTTCTCGGCGATGCGGCCGGACAGCCAGGCCTCGACATCGAAGGCCGCGTCGTCCAGCAGGCGCTGACTGGCCTTCGGCATCGCTGAAAGCTCATGCACCGGGATCACCACCCGCTGCACGGTCGAGGTGCCGGTCTCGGCCTGCAGCGCCGCCTCGGTCGACCAGCCAGAGGCGATGTCGCCCATGTCGACCAGCATCTCGAAGGTCGCCGACTCGACGGCCACCACATTCGCCACCCGCCGCAGCGAAGCGGTGACGTTCAGCGCCTCCTGCACCTGCAGCGCCACCGTCGGCGCGGCCAGGAAGCCGCCATCCGAAACGGTGCTCATCGCCTTGCCTTCCAGCGGTAGTCCGCGCAGCGCGTCATCGTCGCCATGGCGGATATAGGCGTCGAACGCCTTCTGATGCGGCGCCGCGGCGTCGCTCTCGGCCGAAAGCGGCACACGGCCGCGGGTGATGGTCTTGCGGTCCAGCAGGGTCATGCGATCTTCCCGTGTTTCCAGTCGTTTCTGAATATCGGCGCGGAATGCCTTGAGTTCGCTGACGAAACCCAGCATCTCCTGCCCCAGTCCGCCGGGCAATTCCGTCCCGGCCGCGGCCTTCACCTCGGTCATGGCTTTCTCCCTTCTGTTGATCTCATTCGCCCCGCAGGGCCTCCGCTGCGGCCCGGAAGGCAGCGGCCAATGCGGCATCATCCGATTTGCGGCCCAGCCGCGCCTCGGACAGCATGGGGAAAGTGACCAGCGACACCTCCCACAACTCCACCTCGGTCAGCAGCCTGCGCCCCTTGGCGTCCCGCTCAGCCGAGATAGTCCTGTAGCCGATCGACAGCCCGTCGATCGCACCGGCCGCGATCAGCGCCGCCGCCTCGCGTGCAAGGCCCACCTCGGGCAGCAACCGCCCCGAAACCCAGAGCCCCTTCGCATCCTCGCGGATCTCATCCCAGATCCCGATGGGCCGGGCGGGATCGTGCTGCCACAGCATCCTGACACGCTCGCCGCGCTCTGCCAGCCGCTTCAGGCTCGCGGCATATGCACCCCGGACGACCACATCGCCGCCCTTGTCGGTCACGCCGAACAGGCTTGCATAGCCCTCGATGACGTTGCCATCGGCCACCATCTCGGCACCTTGCGCGTATTTCACTTCCAGCCCGCAATCGGTTGAATGCATCTCAGCCTCCCTTCGGGGCATATTCGAGGATTGATTGCACCGCCTGGGTCAGGATCACCGCGACGACGCCGTAGACGGCCATCCACAGCCGGCGCTCCAGCCCCTCGATCATCGCCTCGATCCGTTCCAGCCGCCGTTCCACCTGGGCGAATTGCAGTTCCATGATCCGGTCCTGGCTATCGATGCGCTGATCGCGCCAGTCGAACGGCTCCTTGACGAAGCGCGACCCCTCCATCCTCAACCCTCCGCCAAGGGCGGCAGGCCAAGGACGGCCCGCTTCTCGGCCTCGGTCAGGAACAGCGCGTCGCCCACCCGCCTCCATTGCTGGTCGCGCTCGTCGGCCAGCGCCGGAACCTGATCGGGATCGGCGCGCAGGTCGATTTCCTCGCCCAGATGCTCCGACAGCCACCAGGCGAGGGCGCTCGCCACCCTTCCGACCAGCGGCAGCACCGTCAGGCGATAGAAGGCCCGGTTCGCCTCGGCGTAATTTGCATAGGTCGCCTCGCCAGGAATACCGACCAGCATCGGCGGCACGCCAAAGGCCTGCGCGATCTCGCGCGCGGCGGCCCGCTTCGTCTCGTGGAACTCCATGTCGCTCGGGCTGAACCCCATCGGCTTCCAGTCAAGCCCGCCCTCCAGCAGCATCGGCCGCCCGGCATTGCGCGCGCCCTGGTGATGCGTCTCCATCTCCGTCACCAGCCGGTCATATTGCTCGGGCGACAGCGCCCCCTGCCCATCCGCGCCCTTGTAGATGATCGCGCCCGAGGGCCGGGCGGCATTGTCCAGCAGCGCCTTCGACCAGCTTGAGGCGCTGTTATGGACATCGACCGCCACCGCCGCCGCCTGCATCGGCGAAAGCCCGTAGTGGTCATCCAGAGGATGAAAGCTGCGGATATGGCAGATCGGATCCGGGCTGCCGCTCATGTCAAAACGAACGCTCCGCCCACCCAGCCCGTATTCATAGGCGACCGGCCAGCCATCCGGCCCCGGCACCACCGCCATCCGGTCCGAGCGCAGGACATGCAATTCCGCCGGCAGGCCCTTCGCCCCCTCGCCCACCGCCTCGACATAGCCATTCCCGCTCAGCAAAATCTGCCCGATCAGCGCCTCGAACAGCTCCGCCCGGCCCTGCCCGGCATTCGGCCGCCGCAGCAGCTCCAGCACCGGATGCCGCTCGTAGCGCCGCTCGCGATCCTGACAGATCAGCGGCACCGCCGCGGCAGCCTCGGCGATCAACCGCACGACCCGGAAGCCGACCGGATTGCCGGCAAAGCCCGACCGCGTCAGCGAAACCGTATCCCGCGCCGACCAGACTACCCGGCCCGATCCCGCGGCCAGCGCCACCACTTTCCCGGTCGCGCTGGCCTTGACCTCGGCCGCGCCGGTCGCCTCGCCCCGTCCGAACCATCGAAAGCCCATGGGCTCCTCCTGTCATGCCATGAAAAAAGGGCCGCCACCGCGACCCTCCCGAAGCCCCTCCCGCGAGGCTTTCACCGTTTCCGAAATACCCCGGGGTCCGGGGCAGAGCCCCGGCTAGAGCCTCCTGACCTGCGGCCGCAGATGATGCTGCGCCGGCTCGACGGTCAGCTCATGGATCGCCCAGACCAGCGCATCCAGCCGGTCGGGCGACCCCTTGCCGCGATAGCCGCCGACCGTCATCCGGCACATCTGGTCCTCCAGCGCGCCCAGACCACGCAGATGCTGGACGCGGCCCTGCTCGTAAAGCGCAGCGACCGGTTCCGCCCGCAGCCCCTTGCCGCGCCCGGCGCGCAGCGCGCGGAAGGGTACCAGCGGGTCGATCTGGCGGATCACGCTCTCGATCAGGTCGCCGCCCTGATTCACCTCGGCGACCATGCGCTCGGCCCCGTGCCGCGCCATGGCTGCGATCGCGGCCCGCGCCCAGTCGGTCGGCCCGCCCCGGATGCTCGCATCCTCCAAGACCACCGCGCGCCAGTTTGAGGGCGCACCCTCGGCCACCACCCCGGCGACGACGATCCCGCATTCGTCGGACGCCGCCCCGCCAGTGACCGACGGATCGACCGAAACCACGATCCGCGTCAGCACCGGAGTCGCCTCGATACGGCATCCCTCCAGCATCGCGGTGGTCCAGAGCGCGCCCTCGACATCCTCCAGCAGCACCCCCTCCAGCTCCTGCCGGCCAAGGCGCGTCCCGCCATAACGCGCCTCGACCTCGGCGAGGAAACTCTCGGCCAGATAGGCGCGGTTCGCCTCGGTCGGGGCATGAGTGGTCACGGTCGAGGCATTGCCGAGGATGCGCTTCAGCACCGCGACATTCCTCGGCGTGGTCGTGACCATCTGCTGGGGATGCTCGCCCAACCGCAGCGCGAATTGCAGCATGTCCCAGGTCTCCTCGGCCTTCCTCCACTTCGCCAGCTCATCGACCCATGCCGCGTCGAATTGCGGGCCGCGCAGCGCCTCCGGCTCATGGGCCGAGCAGAGCTGTGCGGTCGCGCCATTCGGCCAGACCAGCCGCCTGCGCCCGGCCTCCCATTGCGGCCGCCGGTCGGGGGGCGAGCAGGCGAGGATGCCCGACTCGCCAAAGACCATGACATCGCGCGTCTGATCGAATGTCTCGCCGACCAGCGCCACCCGCCGCGCGTGGCCTGGCGCGTCGGGCGTCGCGCCCTCCACTTGCGCGCGCACCCATTCGGACCCGGCGCGGGTCTTGCCCGCGCCGCGCCCGCCCATGACCACCCATGTCTTCCAGTCGCCCTCGGGCGGCAGTTGATGCGGCAGCGCCCAGAACTCGAACAGCCACGGCAGGCTCGCCAGCGCATTGTCGCTGAGTCTCCCCAGAAACGCGTCAACCTCCTCCGGCTCGGCGCAGGCAAGCCAGCCTGCGCCCGACCTCATCCCGGGCCGCGACAAGGTCGAGTGCGCCTGCCCCGACCTGTCCGGCAGCATCCTTGCGAAGCTTGTCAACCTTGCTCCTTTCCTCCAGCACCATCTGGGCGGCGGCCCTCAGGTCGCGCACCAGCCTGCCGGATTCCTTCAGTTCCCCAGTCTCGCCGGTGCTGATCTGCTCCCTCAGCCGGGTCAGATCAGCCGCATAGGACCGAAACAGCCCGTCCGCGATCTCCAGCACGTCCATGTCGGGCGCCATCTCGGCGCCGGGCACGAAAGGCCCTTCCGGAGCCTCGGGCCCCGGATCGAAACTCTTCGTCATTTGGTATCGCCCTGCCCTCGTGTGACTGTCCGCACGAGCGAGACATGAAAAAAGCGGCCTCGGGTCTCTCGACCCGGCCGCTTGCCCATTTCTCCCAGCATGGGTAATTTCTACCCTAGGGCGTTCTCCGAGTCAACCATAAACCTGCAGTTGCGTTCTCCAGAAATATCATCCCAGATAATCAACAACTTACCTGTGCAACGGCGTTGCGTGCGCTACCCGCAACAGGGCCGGAATCACCCGATCCCGTTGCAGGAAATCACGCGTTCAGTCGCCCTGCACGGGCGACAGCGCCTCGCCGCGTTGCCGCTCGATCTCGCGCCAGCGGCGGACATTCTGGTTATGCTCCTCCAGCGTGCGCGCAAACGCATGACCGCCGGTGCCATCCGCGACGAAGAAGACGAACTCGCTGTCCTCGGGGTCCATCGCGGCATCAATTGCGGCGCGACCGGGATTGGCGATCGGCGTCGGCGGCAGCCCGGCGATCTGATAGGTGTTATAGGGCGTCCGGCGGCGCAGCTCTGATCCGCGGATGCCGCGATCCAGCACGCCCTCGCCCTTGGTAATGCCGTAGATCACCGTCGGGTCGGTCTCCAGCCGCATGCCCTGCCGCATCCGGTTGACAAAGACGCTGGCCACCATGCGCCGCTCGGCGGCGACGGCGGTTTCCTTCTCGATGATCGAGGCCATGATCAGCGCCTCCTCGGGCGTGTCATACGGCAGCCCCGCCTCCCGCTTCTCCCAGGCCGAGGCAAGATAGGCCGATTGCCGCGCCGCCATCTGGGCCAGCAACTCGTTGCGGTCGTCGCCCTGCCGGATCTCGTAGGTGTCCGGCGCAAGGCTGCCCTCGGCCGGCACCTTGGCCACGTCGCCGGCCACAAACGGGACCTGCTTCAGCGCCTCGACGATCTGCCAGCTCGTCACCCCCTCGGCCACGGTGATGCGCAGCCGCGCATCGGCCGAGGTCTGGGCGGCGGCCAGTGCCTCGGGCGCGGGCTCGGTCGCGGGATTGTATTTCGCCTGCTCGGCCATCTGGCCGGTCGCGGCATCGATGTCGCGCAGCACGACCGCATTCTCGCGCACGCCGACGCGCAGGATCACCTCGGTCCCGCAGGTCGAGGGGCCGCCCGCGGACAGCAGGTCGACCACTTCTTCCATGGTGGCATGCGGCGGCACCAGCCACGAGCCGAATTTCAGGTCGCGCGCCCGGCCGCGATAATCGGTCCCGGCGCGGAAGATATAGCCGTTCGACACGACGCCCTGCGCGACAAGCTGGTCGCTGACCGTGCCAAGCCCCGCGCCCGGCGCGATGCGCACGCATTGCGCCGAGGCGCTGGGGCCGGGCGCGACATATTGATGCTTGGCCCATGCAATCGCCGCGGCGGCTGCGACCAGAAGAACGATCAGCAGCGTCAGGAAATTCGCCGCGACGTGGCGCCACATCAT